ATCCTATTATGCTGAAGAAATTTTATGAAAATTACAGCAGATATGCAAATGATAGTAAAAAATTATCATATGATGAATTTAAAGATCAAGTTGATGCTAATGGAAAACCATGGTTATTTAGCAAATATATCGGTTTGGAGCTTATTGATATTGTTACCGATGCAAATGAACAAGATGATTTTATTACCAGTAGCATTCAATATGCAAGCAGTCAATCCGAATTAAGCGCACCATTCATCAAAGTACACAGTGATTAAAATATGATCACATTTAAAACATACACAACAGAAGCTTCCAAGGTTGGCGATATTGTAAAGATCGCATCCAAGGATCTTGTGTATGAATATGAGAAAACATCCAACCGTGATTTTTTCAGCGATGCATTTGACCCGCAAGGTGGTGCTGGTGGATATGATCCGTTTGATTCAACAATTGCAGCAAAAGAAACAAGTGCTTGGGTTAAGAAAAATGACAGTAATATTGGTACAACAATTGATTATTTTTTACCAAAAAGCCCACTGCTTCAGCAGTTAAAACTTGATGCACCGTCATTTTCAAACAAATACAAATATGGAGTTGACGATAATTTTCCTGTTGTTGGTAAAGTGCGACCGACCGAACGCTATAAATTTATAGTTGATGAAGCAACATATAAAGCACTACCAATTGATACCATTGCAACATCTCAATATGACTATTCATTTCACGCAGGTGAAGGAATTGTGACAAGTTGGATTATGGCAATTGGTAAAAATCAAGCAGAAGTTAAAAGCAAACTTGATGCCGCTCTTACAAAAGTAAAAGTACAATACGTTGGTTCGGAAACAGAATTAAAATATGCACAAAAAGATGCAGTAGGAAGATAACAAAATATGATCTCATTTAAACAACATTACATAACGGAAGCCTCGGCCGAAGGTAAAAATCTACATATGACACACATCGAGGATCAGGTGTTATATGGTGGAGTCCAAGGTGCGCGTGAAGCAATTACCGCGTTACGCAGTATGCGCGATATGTTGGCAGGAAACAGCGAACAATCATATGACATTGCCGCTAAATTTGATGGAGCACCTGCCATATTTGTCGGTACCGATCCATCCGATGGCAAATTCTTTGTTGCAAAAAAAGGAATCTTTAATAAAAACCCAAAGGTATATAAGACCGAAGCTGATGTTCGTGCTGATACGTCTGGTGATCTGGCCGATAAACTTTCCATTGCATTGCAATACTTTCCAAAACTTGGTATCAAAGGTGTACTTCAAGGCGACCTTGCATATACATCGCAAGATTTGAAGGATGAAGAATATGATGGTGTTGAATATCTTACGTTCCAACCAAATACAATTGTTTATGCCATCCCAAAAGACAGTGCTTTGGCCAAAAAGATAAGAGCAAGTAAAATTGGAGTATTTTTCCATACACAATATAGCGGTGATACTTTTGAATCTATGAAAGCATCATACGGATTTGATTCATCTGTTCTTAATAAAACAAGTGATGTATGGTACACAGATACTTACATTCGAGATCTTTCAGGAAAAGCAACATTAACAGCGGCCGAAACAAAAGAATTAACAGCTGTAATTTCCAAAGCAGGTAAAATTTTCCAAAGCATAAGCGGTTCAACGTTAAAAACAATTGAGGAAAACCCAACACTTGCACAAACATTGGAAACATATAACAATACACTTGTGCGTAAAGGACAAACTATTGGTAATACAACGCAACATGTAAAAGATTTGTTGGTTTGGATTAATGACAAAGCTCAAAAGGATATTGATTCCAAAAAGAGTGAAGCAGGAAAAACAAGTGCAACGGCAAAGCGCGATGAATTTTTAAAATTCTTTTCACCAGAAAATAAGAAAAATTTGGCACTCATATATGATCTTCAAAATGCAATTGTTGAGGCAAAACTTATTATTATTGGTAAATTGGAAGATCTTAAAAAGATGGAAACATTTGTGCGAACAGCGGATGGATTTAAAGTTACAGGTCAAGAAGGGTTTGCCATTAATGATAAAATCAAACAAAATGTTGTTAAACTTGTTGACCGTATGAGTTTCTCTCGTAATAATTTTGATCCATCAATTATCAAAGGTTGGGAAAGATAAAAATATTATAAATAGAAGTATGAAGCCCGAACCTTTGCGTCTAAGAGACATTATTGCCGTTGATCCGACCGACGGTTGGCTTCCTGATGATGAAATTGGTTTGATTCCATACCAATACTATAAACGTCATCGTTCGTATGATGAAGATGCAGAAATTGGCGCCGATGATATTGTGGAACCTGATGCGCGAGAAATTGCCATGGCTCGAAGCGCCGCTCGTGAAATACTTCGTTTGGAAATACTGGACGGTAGCCCAAAAGATGATTTGCCAATGGCTCGGCGCATTGAAATTGAAACAATTATAGCAGGTCGTCAAAAGGAAGTTAACACCATTGCGCAAACCATTTTAACTCAAACAGCATAAATAATCCTTAATGAAAACATTTAGAAAATTTACCGAGGAACGAATAAAGGAAATTATTGTTACCTTTGGGCGCTTTAATCCACCTACAATCGGCCACGAGGAAAATATCGAAGCCATTGCAGATATGGCAAAAGGTAAAACTTTCAAAATATATGCTTCTCAAAGTGAAGATCCTAAGAAAAATCCTTTGCCGTATGAAAAGAAAATTGATTTTATGCGCAAAATGTTTCCTAAATATGGACGCAACATTATATTTGACCGCGACATAAAAAACATTTTTGATATTGCAACCAATGCATATGATGAAGGATATACACGCTTTACTGTTGCCGTTGGAAGTGATCGTGTTAATGAATTTAAAGCATTATTACAAAAATATGATGGAGTAGAAGGCAAGCATGGATATTTTAAATTTCCCGATGGAATAAATGCTGTATCAACTGGCAGTCGCGACCCTGACATTGATGACCGAACAGGTGATGCAACATTTAAAGTAAGTGCATCCAAAATGCGCAGTGCGGCAGCCGACAATGATTTACAAGCATTTTCCGCAGGCATACCAAAAACATTTGGAGCTGTTAAAGAATTATTTAATGCTGTGCGGCAAGGTATGGGACTAGAAGAAAGTTATAATTTCCGTACACATGTACAATTTGATTCCATAAGTGACTTACGCGAACAATATATTAAAGGATTAATTTTTAATATTGGAGACGTTGTGCAATGTAACAAATCGGATGATCATCAATACACCATTCTTGAGCGCGGAGCAAATCATGTCCTTTGCCGCAATCTTAACACACTAAAAGAAAACAAATTTTTCATTAAAGACTTAATAATCAAATAAAATTATGAACAGCAATACAACAATCTTAAATCTTTTAAAAACAAATGGATTTACACAAGTTCCAAATAAAGATTGGCCTAATACGGTAGGTGATAAACTTAAAGATGCAGTTGATTCTGTATGGGGTTTACAAATGCGCGCAAATAAATGGGCTGATGTTTTTGTTGTTTCACTTGATGATGGTGATTGGAAAATTATCAATGACGATCAAATAAAAAATATTGGTGCCAATACAATTGAAAAAGAACTTACATCATTAATGAGTGAAGAATACGGTGCTGGGTTTGAAGGAACAAATGCATTAAGAGATAAATACATAAAAGATACTCCAGGACAACGCATACAACAATTTAAAACCGAGATGAAACAATACGACTATCAAGAGTTTGAAGCTCAACACAAAAAGATGTATCCTTCGCATACGACGGATCAAATAAAAGCCGCATACAAAAAGTACAGCGAATATATTGAAGTAATTCAAAATATTGAATTGGAAGAAGCTGAAGGTAAGACAGTAGAATCTGCATATAACGATTTGTCCAAAATGAGTGATTCTGCTTTACGTGGAATTTTACGAAGAATGGATATTGATGATTACAACATTATTAAAGATCAAGGAAGGGAAGATATTATTGCAGAAATTCTCATGTCAAAATTTGGTGAAAAAGAAGCTTTAGAATTTTTAGAAAATCCTGATAATTTCAAAATGGAAGAAGCTTTTGGTGAATCATGGGTTGTGTACAACAAGGACACCAAAGCAAAAATCAAACCTTTCAAAACAAGAAAAGGTGCGTATGAATATGCTGCAAAAAATGGAGGAGTTGTATACAGTGGTGAATATTACCATGACCACCAAGATGACATTAATTCCGGTAAACTTGTAAAAGAAGAAACTGTTACGCCAAAAGAAATAAGTCAAATAAAAAATGAATTTGATATGGAACTTATTCCACAAAGCAAGTGGGCTAAAAACTATCAAGATAATGTAAGAACGGTAAAACAGTTGTATGGAATTTCCCAAGGCAACGGAGAATATGATGATGTTTATTTTGTCATTTATGATGATGAAAACAAACCATACGGTGTGGTTGACATTGAAGGTATCTCAATGTATGCTAAATTTTCTGCTGCTAAAGCAGGATTGAAATTTTCATTAAATTCAATGAGTGAAGCCATTAACATTAGAGACTATATGGCAACTTCCGAAAAATCACAATTTGGTGGTTACAGACCAAAAGTAGTTGGATCAGAAAGCGGCAAAGTGATGTATCTTGGCCAAGCATTGTATTACAGCCACGATGAAGCAAAAGATCATGCTGAAGACTATTTAAAACAATACGCTCGTGGCATCAGTGAACCAAGAGTACCAAGCAAAGGTACTTATGATCTTAAAGAACAAAACAATGAATCGGTTGATTTCCGCACCATGAAAGATGCCAACCTTAAACAGTGGCTGAAAAGAAATGACACTGATGATAGTGTCTCTGCTGTCTTTGGAGCTCAGATTTTGGCTGCTAAGAAAGAAGCCAAACGTCGAGGTATCAGCGCACCGAGGCGTCTTAAAGAAGAAAAGGAATCATATGATTCCTGGATTATTAAACCGCGTGACGGCGGTGAATCTGTAAAAATTAAAGCACCTGATGAAAGCAGTGCTATTGAAATTGCATTAGGACGCAAGCCGTCGCAACATGAAATTGATTTTTTCAACTTTCATTACATTTTAATTCAAGAAAAAACAAATGTATCAACGTTGCGCAATATGAAAATTGTTGAACTTGCTACAAATTGCCACGATGAAAAGACATTAAAAGAATATGTTGAACAACAATACGAATCAGGCTCTTCAGTCCTTAATATAAAGGAGTCATTCAAAAAATTCGTATCCAACAAATAATATGAAAACACTTGACACCATACGGTCTGGATCTCAACCTACAATATTTTCCAATAGAAAACAAACCGCACTTTTGCGTCTTGAGTCCGAAGAACTTGATGTTATTGACGATACTCTTGGATTGTCATGTATGTATCTTAGTGATGCCGTTGTAATGCTTGACGGTATGTACAATATGGTTTGCAGTTTGGAATCAACAGATGATGAAACAAGAGAAATCATTGCATCATTGTATGATAACATTAAAGAAGTATCACTGCAAATGCAATCCAAATATTCAATTGATGCGCCTATAACATCGGAAGCATATTAATTGTTATGATCAAATCATTTTTAACATTCTTATCCGAAGCGGAATATCAAGGAAAAAAAGTTGAACTTGATAACCCTTTTAGATCAAGCGATGAAAAACATAAGTTTTATGTTTATGTTAAAAATGAAAAAGGCAATGTAATTAAACTTGGCTTTGGTGATCCAAGCACGGACATTAAAAGAGATGATCCAAAGCGTCTAAAAAGTTTTAGAGCAAGACACCATTGCGATACAAATCCAGGACCAAAATGGAAAGCACGTTATTGGAGTTGCAAATTTTGGGAAAAAGGAAAAAGTGTTACGGATCTATTGGCTGATAAATAACTTTATAGGTTATGCAAAGCTCAAATTTAGAACTTAATGATAAAAATTTCAACATATATGCCGCAAGGCATTATAACAACCCAAACTGTTTGGATGTAGATGATTTTTATGAAGATCTTGATCATTTTAAGTATTTAAAAAAGCTCTTTAATAAGTATAGTAATGGTAAGACATTACAAGAAAGACTTATTTTAAATCACTTGATTATTTTACATAACGTGTTTTCAATTTCTGCGGCAACACAAATGTGTTTTTATAAGCTTAATGAAGAACATTGGCCCGCATTAAAAACATTTTTGCTATATTTAAACTATATTTACTCGGACGACTATATAAATATTCCGACCGATCTTTACATTACCAAAAAACTTCAACACCTTTAAACCATGAGCATACTTACCAGAACGGCTGATACAATTTATGCAATTCGTTTTTTGCGTTTGTTAACTACTCGTTGGACCAGCACAGGTGCATATAAGTTGGGAATGATTGACGCAAACGGGAAACACATTCGCAGTCCTCAAAACAGTGTTGAGCGCAGTAAATACAATATTTTTCACCGTTTGGTTTTTAACATTAAAAGATTGTTGAATAAAATTCCTCTTGGTAAAACTACAATTGCTTCATACCTTACGGCATTGTATTTGATTAAGGAACATACAGGAATGTCGGATAAAAAGATTCTTCATGTTATGGAAGAAATAACAGGAACTCCACTTGACGTTTCGATCTTAAATGAATCAACATGGAACCTTACAGAAAACAGCCAACTTAAAAGTGGCAATTATGTTTTAAATCGAGACGTTGCTTTGGTGACCAGTGGTCAAATTTTGGCATTAAATCGTACAGCCGTAATTGTTGAAAATGATACAACGCCTGTAGGTCAAATTTTAGGTGTTAATGTTTACAAAGTACATCACTGTAAAACACAGCAACCGATATATATTACACAACAGGATATTACAAGACAATGAATAAAGCAAAAAGGGAAGATGTTTCAATTGGAAGCGGTGCGGTGGCAATACCAGCATTTCCACTAGGAATGAAAAGAAAAGATGTTGATGGTAAAACACCAACACCAAGTGATACTATTGTCAAAAGACAAACATGGAAAATGTTTGAAGTAACAAATGAAACTTTTGTTAAATTTAAACCGGGAAATTCAGTGTTTGAAAAATGGAGCACTTATTTAAATTTGGAAAATGATTCCGAAAAAAGCATTTATGAATATGCCAAAACCAATAAGACATATACAATTGTTCTTAAAAATGGCCGAAACGGTTCTTTGAAAAGCATAAGCCGAGAAAAAGAATAATAAGTTTTGATATAAAGGTTTACTTTTTTGAAATTTTAATTTATAATACATCTAACAACAACTATAGGTCACACCACGTGGCCTATTTTTACAAACACTAACAATGAACAACGACAAACAAACAACTACTATTTTTGACGAACAAGTTTCCCGCAAACCAAACCGTTATCCGTGGACCGATAAATTTATTCAGGCCATGCACGATGGTTTCTGGACGGATAAGGAATTTAGTTTTAAAAGTGATGTACACGACTTTAAAACAGTTCTTACCGAACAGGAGCGCAATATTATTATTCGTACGCTAAGCGCGATCGGTCAAATTGAAGTTTCAGTTAAAAGTTTTTGGGCAAAATTGGGTGATAATCTTCCTCATCCATCGTTACAAGACTTGGGATATGTTATGGCCAATACGGAGGTTATTCATAACAATGCATATGAGCGATTGCTTACCGTCCTTGGTCTTGAAGATGTTTTTGAGGAAAACCTTAAATTGGATTGGATTCAAGGCCGCGTCAATTATCTTAAAAAATACACGCATAGATTTTATAAAGATAGCAAAAAACAATACTTATACGCACTAATATTGTTTACATTATTTGTCGAAAATGTTTCATTGTTCAGCCAGTTTTATATTATCAACTGGTTTGCAACACATAAAAATGTTCTTAAAGATACCGACCAGCAAGTCAAATATACGCGCAACGAAGAAAACATTCATGCACTTGTCGGTATTCAAATTATTAATACGGTGCGTGAAGAATGCCCTGAATTGTTTGATGATGAACTTGAAGCTAAAATTACAGGTCATGCGCTTGATGCATACAAAGCCGAATCCAAAATTGTTGATTGGATGATTAATGGTATTGATGAGCCAGGACTAAATGCAAACATTCTTAAAGAGTTTATTAAAAGTCGTATTAACGACAGCATGAAACAAATTGGATTTGCAGCACCTTTTGAAATTGATTCTGCTCTTATTGCTGAAACTGTTTGGTTTGATGAACAATTGCACGGCAATAACATGACCGATTTCTTTTTCTCAAGACCGACAGAATATTCTAAAAAGAATCAAAGTTTTGGTGAAGACGATCTTTTCTAAAGGATACATACATTTACATTATGGAAAAACAAAAAATATATTGGTTAAATTCCGATAGTCGCAAATTCTTAGAACGAGGATATTTGCTTGAAGATGAAACACCTGAAAGTCGTATGCGCGACATTGCAGATGGAGCAGAACGCCTATTAGGAATAACCGGATTTGCCGATAAGTTTGAAAGGTATTTGCACGCAGGTTATTATTCATTAAGCAGTCCTATTTGGAGCAACTTTGCTCGTGAACGTGGATTACCTATTAGTTGTTTTGGATCATACATTCCAGATACAATGGAAGGTATTTTCGGAAAACTGAGTGAGGTTGCAATGATGACAAAAGGTGGCGGTGGTACAAGTGGTTATTTTGGAAACATACGACCGCGTGGTAGCGTTATCAGCAGCGGCGGTACAAGCACTGGCGCGGTTCATTTTATGGAACTGTACGACAAAACCATGAATGTTGTATCGCAAGGTAATGTACGCCGCGGAAGCTTTGCCGCATATCTTCCAATTGATCATGGTGACATTGAAGAATTTCTCCAAATTAAAGGCGATGGTAATAGCATTCAAGACATGAGTATTGGTGTTACGGTATCTGATGAATGGATGCGCAGCATGATTGATGGTGACAAACACAAAAGAAAAATTTGGGGTCTTGTTATTAAGAAGCGATTTGAAAGTGGATATCCATATTTGATGTTTAGCGACAATGCAAATAATGCTGCGCCACAAGTATACAAAGACAAAGGAATGACAATTAATAATTCAAACCTTTGCAACGAAATTATGTTATCCAATGGACCTGATGAAAGCTTTGTTTGCAACCTTTCATCCATTAACCTTGAACGCTGGGATGAACTTAAAGATACCGATGCAATTGAAACACTTGTATATTTTCTTGATGCTGTAATGACGGAATTTATTAATAAGACTGAAGGTGTGGCATATATGGAAGCACCTAGAAAGTTTGCGATGCATCAACGTGCTCTTGGTGTTGGCGTTCTTGGGTATCACACATACCTTCAAAGCAAAAGCATTCCATTTGAAGGTATGGATGCGCAAACTGAAAACATTTCAATCTTTAGCACGTTACGTCAAAAATGCGATGCCGCAAGTACCGAATTGGCTAAACTTTTTGGCACGCCGCCATTGTTAAAAGGATATAAGCGCCGAAACACAACAACAATGGCTGTTGCTCCTACAACAAGCAGCAGCTTTATTCTTGGTCAAGTCAGCCCTTCCATTGAACCACTAAACAGTAACTACTTTGTTAAGGATTTGGCCAAAGGTAAATTTACATATAAGAATCCAGAACTTATTAAACTATTAAAATCCAAAAATCTTAATAATGCGGAAGTATGGAAAGATATTCTTATTCATGGTGGCAGTGTACAACATTTGAGCACACTAACGGATGAGGAAAAAGCTGTATACAAAACCTTTGGTGAAATAAGCCAAAAGGAAATTATTATTCAGGCATCTCAACGCCAAAAATATATTGACCAAGGACAATCATTAAATCTTATGATTGCGCCCAAAGCCAAACCTAAGGAAGTGAACGAGCTTATGATTTTTGCTTGGGAGCTTAAAGTAAAAGGATTGTACTATCAGCGCAGTGCAAATCCATCTCAAGAATTAGCGCGATCAATTACAACTTGCGCAACCTGCGAATCATAATGACCGAAAAAACTCCATCAGATAACCTTGATCCACTATGGTATTCAATTGCCATGATGTTTAGTGTTCCATTAGTAATAATTATCTTGTTGATTACATGCGTGATAGTTTTATGCGCATGGCCAATTATTCCAATAGTAGCATACCACCAACGTAAACAAGAATTACAAAACGATGATTGAATCAAATAAATGCACCAAATGCAAATATGTATATGAAGTAACGTGGGATGATGACGGTCAATACTACAATGATTATGATGAAACGTATGATGATAATCCTGAGGAAGATTTGTATCCTGAACATTGTCCGTTTTGCGGAACTCATAAAAATTATTGTGATGAAGAAGATGCATCCGATATTTTTTAATACATAAACTATGACACCATGGTATTACAAAGGACAAAAATTTACAACTGAAAATGCTCAAGCAGAAATTGATTCTGGAGCGGTAGGTTTTGTTTATTGTATTACCGACGGTCTTAATGGTAAAAAATATATTGGTAAGAAAACACTGATCAGCAAACGACGGTTGGCTCCATTAAAAGGAAAAACAAAGAAACGAACTAAAATTGTTCATAGTGATTGGGAAAAATATTACGGATCAAGTGAAATTGTAAAAGCTCTTGTTCAGGAAAGACCTGATAGTTTTAAAAGAGAAGTGTTGATCATATGCAACTCCAAAGGCGCTTTAAACTATGAAGAAGCACGCCTACAATTTCAACTTGAAGTACTACTAAGTGATGACTATTACAACAATTTTATCGGCGTAAAGATACACTCAAACCACGTCAAATCTTTGTGGAAAAAAGATGCATAAAGTTATTTACATTGCCGTGAAAGTTTGGTAAAATATATATTCAAACAACAAATAAATGATTCTCATAGACTATTCCGGCATTGCCGTATCAAGTGTATTTTCTCAAGTCAAACCTGACAAAATTGAGGAAAGCTTTATCCGCCATATTATTCTCAATTCGTTGAGAATGTACAATTTAAAGTACCGTGATAAGTATGGATCCATGGTAATTGCATGTGACGGTAATTCATGGCGTAAACAATATTTTCCACAATACAAAGGCGTTCGTCGTAAAAATCGAGAAGCAAGTGCTCTTGATTGGACCGAAATATTCCGCATTATTAATAAGGTAAAAGATGAAATTTCACAATTTTTTCCTTATGCTGTAATTCAACATTCTCAAGCAGAAGCGGATGATGTTATTGGCGCACTTGTGGAAAATACTCAACAATTTGGTAATCACGAGCCTGTTATGATTGTCAGTGCGGATAAAGATTTTATTCAATTGCAAAAATATAACAACGTGCAACAGTTTAGTCCGCTGACCAAAAAACAAGTGACTGACAAAAACCCTCAACGGTATTTGTTGGAACATGTGCTGCGCGGCGATTCAGGTGACGGTGTTCCAAACGTACTTAGTGCTGATGATATTTTTCTGCAGGACGGAGGAAGGCAAACACCACTACGCGCAAAACAAATTGATGTATGGTGCAAAGCAATTACCGAAGGCACACTTCAAAATGTCATGCCATCTGATGTTTACCGTAATTACATTCGCAACTTGAATGTTATTGATCTTGACAAAACACCGTCGGATATTAAAGATGGCATTATTGAATGTTACAATAACAAAGCGCAAAAAGATAATTCCAAAATCTTAAATTATCTTATCTCGCATCGTTGTAACCTTTTAATCTCTTGCGTCAACGAATTTTTCCATAAATAAATCTACTATGATTAAAAGAAGAACTATAGCATTGTTTCCACACGAAGTGTTTGAAAGTTTAGAAAAAAGTAAGTCTAAACAAGAGCGCGCCGAGATTCTAAAAAATGGATCGTCATTGGCAATTCAACTTATTTTGCAATGTGCATTTAATGATGCCATTGTTTTTGACTTACCTGAAGGTGCGCCTCCATACAAAGAAGATCGCTCACCGGCCGGTTTACAAGCAACACCATTAAAACAAGCAATTCAAATGTTGCCACGGTTAACAACAACCAACACAAGAATTGATAGGTTTAGAAAAGAAAAACTGTTTATTCAGTTAATTGAAAATGTACATGCAAAAGATGCAGTAATCATAATTGCAGCAAAAGATAAAAAGTTGCACAAGCTTTATCCTTTGGTTACAAAATCATTGACGTTGGAAGCATTTCCTAATTTGCCGTTATGACATACACATATAAATGTGAAAAATGTGATCATGTATATGATTGCAGTTTGCCAATGGCCGACCGTGATGTCCCTCTTTCCCAACCGTGCGTACATTGCGCAGAACAATCTTTTGTAAAAAGAATTATTTCATTTGCTCCAAGCATTACAAGTGAAAGTGCAATGACACTACAACAAAGAGCGGGAAGCGGATGGAATGATGTGCTTACAAAAATTAAAAGCAAAAGCGGAAGGTATTGTACAATTCAAACTCGTTAAAGGTATGAGTAAACCTAAAAGAGACAAACAAACAAAAAGAACAAATGATTATACTTCCTATGATGATCATAGGAAATTTAAAAAGAATAAACATAATAATGATCGAAGAAAAAAGAACATTGATCAAAGTTTGTTTATTGACAGCAATCCATTCCGATGAGTGTAAAACATTTTGTCCATGAACCTGTAACATTAGGATATGAAAATCTTGGTGATGCCAGCGTTCCTGGTACTAGAATATATGTTACGCCGGACGGTAAACATTATCCAAGTATTACAACAGTTCTTGGTTCTTTATCCAAGAAAGGTATAGAGCAATGGAAAACCGCGGTAGGTACGCAGGAAGCGGCGCGTGTACTACATCATGCTGGAACAAGAGGTACAGCATTGCACCTTATTGCAGAAAAATATCTTAATAATGAAAAGGATATTTTTGAACACAATACAATGCCTCATGTCAAGGCGTTGTGGTTTGGTATAAAACGCTTGCTTGACGCACACGTTGGAAAAGTTATTCTTCAAGAATGTGCATTGTACAGTGACTTTTTTGGAGTTGCTGGTCGTGTTGATTGTATTGCGGAATATGATGGAACGTTAAGTGTAATAGATTTTAAAACGTCAAGCAGAAAAAAAACAAAACAAGATATTTCAAACTATTTTCTTCAAGCGGCATTTTATGCTGCGGCATTTTACGAACGCACAAACATTCCTATTGCACAAAGCGTTATTTTAATGGCGGTTGACAATGATCCAAATCCTATTGTATTTAAGGAAAATACATATAAATGGTTAAAAGAGCTTAAAACAATAATTAAACAATACAATGAAAAAACTTAATCAAACAAAACCGCAAGGTATAATGGATCTTATAAAAGGAAGCCAAAACACTCCGTATATTGAAGATTATGGTTCGCTTAAAGAATATTATCTTGTTGAAGAAATTGGAGAGCCTGAGGATTATGTTGATTGTTTTCACGACATAAGAAACAGCCGCAGCACGGACATTATTAAGATTTATATTAATTGTCCTGGAGGCAACTTATTTACTACAATTCAATTTATTCAAGTGCTGTCCGAAACCAAAGCAAAAGTTGTTGTTTGTGTTGAAGGTGCTTGTATGAGTGCAGCAACTCTTATCTTTCTAATGGCTGATGAATATATTATTACCAATCACAGTGTGTTTATGTTTCATAACTATAGTGGTGGGACCGCAGGCAAAGGCGGTGAAATGTATCACAGTATGATTCACGAACGTAAATGGGCGGCAACATTATTTCAAGAAATGTATGCAGGATTTCTTACACAAACCGAAATTACCGATCTTTTAAATGATAAGGACATTTGGTTGGATTCCAATGAAGTATCCGAACGGTTGGAGCAACGATTTAAAACCGAGAACAATGTCGCCGCGGAACCTGAGGTTAAAAAAACCAGAAGTCCGAGAAAAAACAAATAAAAGTCCTTTACAAAGCAAAGAGATTGTGATAGTATAGACATATGAATAAACCTGTTTACATTGTAGGAGATTTACATGGCACATTTGGTGCCATGAAAATGAGTATCTTAACTTACAACATACGCGATTGCTATTTAATTTGTGTTGGCGACTTGGGTGTTGGTTTTCATGGGATAAAAACAGAAAAGTCAATTTGGAAAATGCTTAATTCTTTTTTTGCCGAACACAACATTATGTTTTTCAGCATACGAGGCAATCATGATGATCCAAAATATTTTACTGGACCTGATCGGATTGTTCATAGCAATTTAGAATTGTTGCCAGACTACACGCTCAGAAATATCAACGGAGAGGACTTTTTGTTTGTTGGCGGCGCAATCAGCGTTGATCGAATAGACCGTATTCCTGAAAGATCATATTGGCACGATGAAGGTTTTGTGTTGCGTCCTGAACTTGTGGCACAATGTGATGTATTAATCACTCACAGTGCACCACTATGGAACGGTCCTACAGATAAAGGTGGAATTTCTGGTTGGTGCAATATTGACAAGATGCTATGGGATGAATGTGTTCAAGAGCGTCAAAATCATTCAACGTTGTTGCAACTTTGTACACCAAAGAAACATTATTGTGGACATTTTCATTTATCATCTGTAGCTGAAAACAATGGGTGTGTATCCACAATATTAGACATTGATGAAATTAAAGAACACAACTCAACATTATGACAATGAACGAATATATTGCAATAAGCATATTTGTATTTTTAGTAGTATGCTTTGCCACATTTTTTTTTACTCCTACAATTATAGCATTTAATAAAAAGCACAAATACCGATGGGTCATTTTTTTGATAAATTTTGTTTTCGGATCTACACTTATAGGATGGTTTGGAGCATTAGTTTGGGCTCTTGCTGGTGATGATCTGATTTAACATTATGGAACACATCGAAACACAACAGTTAATTGATGCATGCGAAAGATGCAGTCAAACAATTCCATCGGAATCTTTAAAATCCTTGCTGCTCACCACGGCATTTAGGCTTAAGGAATTACAACACGAAAACCAAAGCTTAATTCAACTTTTGGTTCAAAATAATGTGCTGCAGCAAGTTGAAGAACCGACTAACATTATTGAATTTCCAACACCAAACAAACAATAATTACAACTATGGGAAAAGCAAAACGCAAAGGAACGTATGAAGAACGCAAAAGAATGGCATGTGAAGATAATGCACTTGCCGCAAAATTGTTATTGGAGCAGGAACAAATGTGGTTTGAATCGTTAAGTCCTGAAGTACAAATGGCGGTAAAAATTAAAAGAGCGCAACAAGCAAAAACTCTTGCCAGCATAGGAAATGTTGAAGCCGTGCATCACATTTTTGGCGGTGTTCCGTTTCAGTAAATAATGATATGTTATTTTATCATATCATGAATTTCACTTTCAATATTTTCACTCAAACCACCATGTGACCAAAATTGTTTTCTCACATTCCATTTATTTGGACCTTCTATAAAATTATAATCATTTGTAAAATTATCAGAAAACCATCCTAAATATTCAAATTCTTCAAACACTTTTGCCATTGTCATAAATTTACCATTAATACCTGATATATTATCATTAACATTAACACCTTTTAATTCTAACTTATTTTTACAAAAGTCATTATATGATAATCCATTTATTTCAATAAATTTATTATAAGCTTTTTCTAAGGTATCTCTTTTAAATAAGTATGGGAATCCATTATACATGTAATATATGCTCATTTCTTGATTAGTCATACCAAATACAGCATCTTGCCATACTACCCATTGTTCATCATTATAATTTTCTTTGGTTCTATTTAAATAAAACCAATTTATTTTACCATCAGACATCATATTCTTATATGAAAAATAATCATTAAAGATAACATCTGAGTCGACCATCATAATATATTCATTTTTTATATCCGTAAAACACATACACTTCACAACCA